AAAATAGTCCATAAGTGCCTTATGCGGAACTTTGAACTTCTTGGAAACACTATTTATTGTTTTGTCAAAAGTATTTAGGAAATCTGTAGGTTTCGCATCCATTTCCTTGAATATAGCGTCAATTGCCTTTTTCATCGCTGGAGACAACTTCTTGTACTCCTTCGACTTCTTATGCTCATCTTTCTCTGGTAATTCTTGTTTGAATTCTGAAAGAGTTTTACTCACTATCTTCTTCTACCTTTGTATCTGAAATGTGGTGTGTCACAAATGTCTGTGCCACGTCTTGTCTTTTTGTTTCTAATGCATCTCCAACCTTCGAAGCAAGTGCATTATTAAAATGTGTCTCCGCCGCAAGGTTGTCGCCTGATGCAATTGAACTTACAAAGTTTTTTACATTGTCCATTATTTATCTCCCTTATTTGGATCGTTATGTGCGAACATGCCATCGTCATCTCCACCCATGTCACCACCTTCTTCATCTTTAAGTTGATTGTCGATTTCTTCAATCTCCTCATCAGACATTCTAAGGATTTGTTTCTTAACATATTCCTTAGAGAAGTATGTACCAACATAAGATTCGACTTGTCCAAGCATGTCTAGTCTTTCCCGAAGAATTTCTGCATTCTTCAGTTCTGTGAAATGTCCATCTTGTAGGAAGTCAAACTGAATATGTTCTTTAAAGTGATCCCACTCATCCATGGCAATCACACCCTTCAGTAGAAGTTGTGTGCGTATCATGTCTAAGAACAATGTAGTAAACTTCTTACGAAGTCTTTGGACAAATTTTGTAAATTTCAATTCATCTCTTGTAATGTTATCAGAACGACCTAATTGGAAACCTGTTTCCTCTGCAAGTCTTGATACTGGTACATTCAATGAACGAAATAGTTTTTTCTGGAAGTATGTGATATCATCAATCTCACCAAGGTTTGAACCGCCTGGCAAAGTTGTAATCTCTGTACCCCTACCACCTTCTCTACGAGGTAGCCAAAAATCTTCTAACATAGACATGTGGTTTCTGTCATCTCTGATTTCACCAGTTCGTGCATCGTAAACCATTTTGTTACGATAACGATTCATCACATCTTTTAGATATGACTCTGCTTTCATCTTTGGTAAGTTACCAACGTCAATGTAGAAAATACGTCTTTCAGGCGCACGAGATATACGATAGATAACTAACGAATCCTCAATCATGCGTAACTGATTGACAGGTTTGATTGCTTTGTTTAGATAAGAAAGTACTGTACCCTTACCCATGTCAATCAATCCAGAAGGACAGTAAGTAATCGAATCAGAAGTTATCTTAACTCCTTCAGATGTACCTACGTTTTGTTCCCAACCTTTATCATTGTAAAGGTAGAAGTCATCAATCTTCTTGACCATTTCCATGCCAGTAGATGCATTAACTTCTTTTTGTGTTTCTCTCGCCTTTTTGATTTTGCGAGGGTCAATATATCGAACCTCTTTAATCCCCTTGCGAGGTTGTTTTGGGTCAATAATTTTGTGGTAATAAAGTCTGCCATCAACATACCAACGTCTAAAGATGTCATGTCCCTTTGCATTAAAGTCTAATAGGTGTAGGATTTCATGGAATTCCTCACGAATTTTTGATTTAATTTTAGGGGAGACATCAAGTCTGTCAAGCATTATTGATACAGATTGGTCACGTTCATCACTTACAATAGCTTCATTCGTAATATCTTCAATTGCACTGTCACACTCTGGTTGTTGTGCAATGTCACGATATCTACGGATTAAGTCAACTTCATTACGGTCTCTTCCATCCATATCGAGGACAGATGCGTAATGTCCACCGCCTGATACAATATCAAGGGTGCCGTCATCAGAGACAGGAGAAGTGAAACTGTCACTTCCCCCATCTTGATTCGCTCTTGTAATTCTGAAACCGAAAAGTTCCGCCATACTATAATTCTCCTAAGTTTTACCCAACTATTTAGTCAGATAAAAAAGAGGATTTATACTGCGCTAGCGGAGAAACTTGTGTATCTCCATGTAACATCAAATGTTTCGATGTCACTTACAGTATCATATGACAGTTCAATCGGTGTCACAGCAGTCGGCCAACAGTTCTTTAGAACATATGACTTCAGAATGTTATCATCTCTATCAAGTTGTTCAACTCTCAATTGTGCAGTATAATCTGACACATTTGTAAGTCCAACACCTGTTTCTAGATCATTGATACCACTCATCCAACGCTCCATTGCGTTACGAACCATAAAGTCCGTATCGTTAATGAAAGTTGTAGTCCATGCTTCAACTGTTCTATCGCCTGCCATGTAGAGTTGTCTACCTCTGAATTGAACTTCAATTTCAGAAATAGTTTGCCCTGGCAACGATGTTGCTTTCACGAGAAATGATGTTCTATTGATATCCAATCCAGTAGTAATTGCTGGGGGAGTAGTCAATATTACACGATATTGGTTCGCTCTTGCACCACCGCCAATAAGGTTTGATTTAAAATCGTCTATACTAGCCATGATTAACCTCCTACCTCACTAAATGCAACACCAGTTCTTACGGCGATGAAATTTAGTGTAATAAAGTTGATAGAACGAGCAGGTTTGATGTAAATGTCTGCGACAAATTCATTCCTGTCGATTACCTCACCTGTGTTGTTAGTATCATCAGCAACTACTGAGAAATCAGTAATACCTCTTCTACCTTGTACATCACGAAGGAAAGGTTCAACCAAGTTCTTAAACTGTGCTTGAGTAAACGCATCGTTAAACTCAAATAGTTGGAACTTAGCAGCAGTAGATATTGCTTTCTCAAGAACAATGAACAATCTACGGACGTTAATCCTATCGAATGCACTTGGTCTAGACAATGCAGTTTTATCACCGAAGAGAACAGTACCTTGGCCTGGGAATGTGCAAACAGGGTTTACACGAGCAGGATAAAGAATATCTCTTTGTGCTTTTGTTGGGTTGAATGCAAGTTTAACTGCACCACGAATTTGTCCTCTGTTGTAACCCGCTGGTGAGAACCAAGGGTCTGCAACATTGTCTGTATTCGCAGAAAGTCCAGCAACGTCACCATTCATAGGAACAAAACGGTATACGTCTGCATACTTGTCATACATGTATTTGTAACCACTATCAAATACTGAGTAAGACGAACTAGCAAGGTTATCAAAGAAACCTTTTACGTTAGTTGTCTGTGCAGCACCTGTAGTAACTCCAACAACATCTTCTCTACGAGGAGAGATGAAACCTACACAATCTTTACGAGATTCACACAAGTCCATAATCATGGTTGCGTGTGCAACACCATCTGTACCAGCAGGACAACTTCCTGCCATTACTAAGTTGATGTCAACTGTATCTGCATCACTGAATAAACCATATGCAAGGTCTAGTTCACCGATTGTTGGGTTATCGTCTGTACCACCAGTTAGTAGTGTAGACAAAACACCAGCATGTGATGCTGTAGAAGCGTATGAAGAACCACTTGCAACATCAGTTCCAGCATTTGTCAATGAACCATTGTGATCCATCCACCAAACATACTGTGAACCTACGTTGATTTTATTTGCGTAGAAGTTAGTTCCACCTTGTGGTGTTTTAGCACCAGAAGCTTGTGATACAAATGCATATGTTTCAAGAACTGCAAGAGTTCTTTGTCCAGCAACATCTGAATCAAAACCACTTAACGCACCTGTTACGTCATGTACAACAACGTGCATTTCGTCATTTGACATTCCTTTGTCAGAAGCCCATGTTGATGTGCCTGGAGCACCATCAAATAAGTCATAGAATTTCCAACGTCTACGAACAGTTGTTGCAGCAGTTAGTGCAGTTTTTAGACCACCACCATTAACGTCATCTAATTGACGAATAGTTAAGTCATCAGTTGAAATTGCAGTAACTTCATACTGTGTGCCGTCTGCTTCTCCGAAGTGAACAATGTCACCTACGTTGAATGCACCACCACCATCACCAGCAGAACCACCACCGTTGTCAACTCCAACAGTTGTTGCTCCAGCAGCAGGAGTACCAGTTGTTACACCAAGTGTACCAGCAGAACCTGTGAATGTTTGCTCGAAAGCAGTTGCGTTAGAACATAAAGAAACGCCTAGAGCGTTACCCCATGTGCCTGGATATTTTGCGGCAAAGTCGCCTACTGAACCAGAACCATCAGCATAGTTATTTTCATAATCATCGTCATTTTTAATCTTCAGTCCAGCAGCGTTACCTGTAGCGTTTACAGCAGCTGTATCTGCTCGAACGACACGAAGTCCGTTAGTGTACTGAAGAAAGTTAGCGGCGGTGAACCAGTTCTCAAAGTTACTTGAGTTTGGTTTACCAAAGATATTGACCAATTCTTGCTCTGAACCGATTGGAATGATTTCGTCTACTGGGCCTTTTGAAAAGCCTGACGCAATCGCACCAATTGAAGTTGCAACAGCAGGAACGACATTGGTCAAGTCTATCTCTTTGACGAGAACGCCTGGGGATACTTGAAATGCCATCTTTGTTTTCTCCTTTGTGGATTCAATAATT